TTGCCAGGCGTTCGCTCGAGTACGGTTTGGCAGGCTGCGCCATCATTCGTCCCCCTACGCCGTCGACGAGATCAACGCCGTATTTGTTCATGATCCAAGATGGGAACTTGGGGAAACCTTCCTGTGTCACCGGCTCATTGATCGTCAGCGCGACCAGCGCCGTATATTTATCTTCCTGAGAAGGCGGGTAATCGAGGATGATCTCGCCGGGCTCAGCCATCGAACCACGAACAGGCTGACCGCTACTGTTCGTAATCAGCAACAATCGATTAATCGTCGACACGTCAGATGGTGCGATCGAATAGTCGCAGTCGTTAGGCCGCACACAAAATACAATGCGCTCCTGCCATATATTCGAGTTCTGAAAGAAATCGTCCAGAACATTGAACAATTCGAGCTTGATGTTGTCTTCGGTCGCACCCGGCAAGTGCACCCTGGCGTTGTCCATCAATCGATCGATGTCACGCGTCGTCATCCGGTCACCGACACCAACTGCGAAACGAATTTATTGATGAATGCCGCGGCACGGGCATCCTGGGTGTCTTCTTCGTCGCGGAGCTGCGCGTGTCCGACGATGAAATACAAAAACGCGACCCGGTATTGCGGATCAACCTCTACAGGTGTCGTGTCGGCCGTGCTGAAGCTCGGCAGCGAGGAAAATGTTTTCAGGAATAGATCGGGCCGAATTCGCCGCGCCTGCATAACGCTCATATTGAGCGCCTGCACGAGATCGTCGGTGGCGTAGCGAAAAGGCTCGACTTGATCTTGAAGAAGGATGCGAGCCTGCGCCACGTAGTCTGCAACCGTCCCAAGCGTCATCCGATTCCTCCCTTAGAGTGGGGGCCGGCAGAATGCCGGCCCCTACCCATTACGCGCCGGGAGTGATGATGGCCTGGGCGATCGCGGTACTGTCCACGACCTTGTAGCCGTAGACCTGGAGTCCACGCAGGACCGTGCCGAACGTCTGCTCGGAACGCAGCGTCTCGACCTTCGACACCTGCGACGCGAACGTCAGGCCGTGAGCGTGGCCCGCGTACATGACGTATTCACCGGCGGCAAGACCGCCAGCGACGCCGGACGGCAGCAGGTTGGAAGTATAGAGCGTAAACCGATCGACCATGCCGATGCGACCATTACGAAGCATCGACGTACCGTCGCCCGAAAGATACGCTTCGCGCAGTTCAGACTGCTTGATGAGCGTCGCCGCCCACGTTGGCAGCACGATCCAGCGACCAGTTTCCGGAACGTTCTGCTCATCCAGCGCCTGACCCAGGCGCAAGATCGCGTCCACGATTTCCACCTTACCAGACGACGGGCTGCGCGCCACCACGCTCAACGGACCAGACGAAGTCACGCCGAGATTGATGTTGCCCGACACCTTGCCGGCAGTTGCGCCCTTATTCTGGGACGCAGCCTGACCAAGGATATTGGCCAGCACATCCGTATCGATCGTGATCTTCATCTGCTCGGCGGCGTCGTCCGACCACATGCTGAGCAGATTGAGATCCGACTGAACGTCCATGACGTCGTCGAGAATCGTGTTGAAGTACTTGCCCTTGTCGATCGCCAGTTCGATCACATTGCCGGTCGGACGCTGCAGGGCGAGCAGGCCGTCGGCGCGGTAATCGCTGATGGTGATCGTCGGCTTGGTGCGGATCTTGACCTTGTCGCCCTGATTCTTGATCTCGCCTTCGTAGTCGGTATTCGAGATCGCGGAGAGGACGGTCGAGGCGTAGAACTTCTCGACAAGCTTACCAGACCAGATTTCAGGGATGAAACCAGTCGAAGCGAGGTTATTGCCGGACGAACCGGTCGGATAGATCGGAGGGGTCGTTCCCGAACCCGCAACAGGAAAAGCCATTCAAGTGGTCCTGATGAGAAAAGTTACCTGATGCGCCCTTCTCGCTCCGCCTCGAAGATCTGAGCTTCGATGCGATTCTTCTCCGCCTCACGGCCACGGAATTTGCCCGCGGTCGAGTCAGCGTAGAACTTTGCGATCTGTGCGCGCGTGAAGGTTGGCTTCTCAGCAGGGGCGTTCGTGGCCGCTGCGGTCTTGGCTCTGCCGGGTGCCGCAAGCTGCTCCAGGGGAATCTTTCCAGAGTTTGTCTCTGTACTCGTGCCCGGCGAAGCCGTTGCGGGAGTGACGGCAGCCTCTTCAGCGAGGAAGCCTTTGAAGAAGGCGATGACGCGAGGGGTGTCGTTCCGCTCGAACGCCGCCTTCAACAACTCATGTCTAATAGCACCAGAAAATGTGTCTGGCAACGCCAACCACTGATGAAATTCTGGTGCAACGTTGATCGTGCGCCAATCCGGAATCTGTTCGTCGAGCGCAAACTGCAGGCGCTGCTGTGCATCCATCGACGCGGCCTGTTCGCGACGCGTCAGTTGCTCCTCCATTCGTGCGATTTTTTCCCGGAGGGTGACGACTTCGGGAAGCAACTCTTCTTTGGCCTTCTTGCCGACGACGCCGAGAAATTCAGAACCAAACTCGTTCTCCTCTTCCGGCGTAATGAGCCGGGGGAGCGAGGGCTGCTCTGCGGATGTGGCCTTCGTCACCTGCATCGAAGCAATAACGTTCTGCAGGTTCGTGATGGTATCGCCCATATCACGAACGGTAACCTGGAGACGATCGAACCGCCCCTTCATCGACTCATAGCGATGCTTCCAATCGATCTCCTGAGAAGCAACCTCGGACGAAGCAGTTCGAGCAGGCTGTTCAGGTGGAATCTGCTCCTGCGGTGCCGGCTCATTACCCGTCGGGGTAACTTCGCTGGTCGTATCCTGAACAATGGGCTCTTCTGAACTCGGCTCAGGCGCCGCGGCATCCGACTTACCCGACTGGGCGTTGAACGCCTCTTCCGATCGCGCAGCGGCGCGTTTGACGGCACGCGGCATTTTCACGTTCGGGTCTGCGGCGCTAATTTCAATAGACATAGTCATCTCCATGTTGCGGCACGGGATTAACGCGTGCGGCTTTTCTTCAGGATTTCATCAGCTTCCCGCGAGCAATCCTTGAGAAGGCGGAAGATCGCGACACATTCCTGCGCGCGGCCTTGCGCCGTCCGAATATTGTCTGGCGGTGACTGGATGCACAAATCGCGCTTGTTGTCGGTGTAGACGCCAAGCGCCGCGATAAACGCAGCCCATTCACGGGGTGCAGTTCGAGACAAATCAGCAGCAGCGAAGATCAGTTCTTTATCGCCCGTCAATCGGCACCCTTACCCATACCGAGAATTGATGGCGTGCCGAGCCCGCCGCCTCCTGCCGGCGTAGCCTTCGAATACTGGTTGATCGTGCGCCGGAGTGGATCGCCTCCGGTCAACGTATTGAGCGCGTGTCGGGACGGTAGCGTCTGTGACCCGCCGCCCTTGCCGGCGTTTTTGACCACGCGCAGACCATCGGCGCGATAGCCGCCGGTGGTAATCTTGGGTTTGCTGCGCATCAGTCTTCTCCACTCAAACCGGTGTTGCCGAACCCAAACCCAGCAAAGCGCAATGGGTCTTCATTCAGTGTCTCTTTCTTGTAGCTGTTATTCGTTTGCGATTTCGGCATTCTGGAATGAGATGAAGAGCCAAGGAGGCGGGCTTTCGGGACCGCCACCTTGGATTTCCGACTACCACCCAGCGTCGATGTATTGATACGCTTCACCGGATCACGAGGTGGCGATCACGCCAGCGTCCCGCAGAGATTCGAGCAGCGCGTCGAATTCTGCCTTAGTCGGTGCCGAACCAACCGCATCGGCGACAGCTACGCCTTTCGTCATCGTGCCGATCTGGGTCTGCAACTTGATGATCTCGGCAGCGAGATCCTGATCATCAATTCGTACTTTCGCCATTCTCTAGTCTCCCCTTTTGTCGGTTACTTGCCGGTCACGCCGGGACGGCGCGGATTAGCCGACTGCTTGCCGAACATCTTGGTGCCGCCGCCCTTGGCGAACTTGCCGCCATTGCCGGTCTTGGTCGCAGCGGTCGTGCCGGGCTTCTGCGGGCCGGCGCTCTGCTTGCCGAACATCTTGGTGCTGCCGCCCTTGGCGAACGCACCGGACTTGCTGGACATCTGCTTGGTCTTAGCCGCCATTGAAAATTCTCCTTCTGCTCTGGCGTTATCCAACCCCGCCAGCGATACGGGTGCGTGGACCCATATCCTTCGTGGCAGTCGGACCCTGTTGGCTGCCCTGCGCCTGCGCGCCGGCCTGCGCCATCTGTTGAGCAGACTGCTGCTGTTGCATCTGCTCGAGCTCGTCTTCGGACGGAACGATTTGTTCTCCATCCATACCAATATTCTGTGCAACGGAGCGCAACACTGCCGCGCGTCCCTTGACCCCGAGAATTTGGGCATCGATCGGATTGGCGGTCGCCTGCAAGAATTCCTGCTGGCGAGCACGCTCGGTTTCACGCTGTACGGCGACGGCAACACCCATGACGCGCACGGATTCTTCACCGGTCAGCATGCCCGACGTATCGGTCAGCATGATCATGTCGAACAGACTCGACAGAAGCTGGTCGAACACGTCGCGATCGATATTAGCGGCAACCGTCTGGAGGATTTTGGACGCATTACCCATCAACATGGCAAGCCCGGACGCAGTGCGCCCAGCGCCACCGGTCGCGTTGCCAGACAAATATTTCGGGATCGCCGATAGCTCGTCAGCCAGATCACTGAACTTTTGATACACGCTCAACAATTCCTGAGCGTTGGACACGGGTTGGAAGAAGCTGACTGGTACCTGCGTATTATTGGACATCGGGTCCGACGTCACACGCCAGCGTTTCCACGGGTACATGGATTCACCGTCTTCATCCGGTGCCAGTCGCTCCGTATTCACCACGACCTGCGGACCGGACGAAATCGATAGATTGTTTACCAGCGAGCGCAATGTCGCGTTGCAAACGTCCTGGATGTCACTGAGAATATCTGGAAGCCCGTTGCCAACCGGCGTTCCCGGTACCTTCTCGAACGACGTAATAAAGTACGGGTGGCGTTTGCGTGGGCTCGGCGAAAACTGGACCTTAATAATGTGCCGGCCGATCAGCCACGCCTGCACCATATAGTCGCGCAGCGGATCGGGAATCTGCTCCGGGCTCATTCCGAATTCGAGCAGCATGCGTCCCTGCACGTTGCCATGATACTCAAGGCAAGAAATCATTCCTGAACGGTTGAACGTCGGGTTCTCGCGGCTCTCCTGCGCGGCACGCTCGGAATCGGTCGAATCCCAGTCCTCATTGATGCCGCCGGCACCGTACTCATCGAGGACGGCGCGTAGCGCCTCTTTGTTGTATCCTGGAAGATCGAGCAGATCGTTCAGATCGCCGCGCGTGACGCGGGTACGCTCGATCACAGCGGCGTCTTCGATATCCGCAACGCCTGGCGTCCACCACAGATCGAACGGCGACACGCGCTGCCAGAACAGGCGCGGCGTCTGTTGAATGATGGGTTTACCGCCTTCCCACTTCACCGTGGGAACGATGCGTACGACTGGACCCTTAATACAGGCGAACGGGAACAGCGGGAGGTCGACCAGAAATTCGGCGAGCGCCTTGTAGAATCCGCCTTCCGTCAGCAACTCATCGATCTTGTCCTCAGCCACCTTCGCCTGCTGCGCAGCGCGCTTCTTTGCGGCCTGGCGGGCGGCTTCCATCAACTGGAATGTACGATCGCGTATCGTCGCGGCACTCGGCGGCTGCCCGGCCGCGCTCTGCGTCTGCACTTCGATCCCGACGAGCTGAGAAACGCTTGCGACGATCTCAGGTGGGATATCGGGGTCGTCGGGCGGATCGATGCCCCATGGCCGGTCCGGCGACAGATACACGTCTCGAAGGAGCGAGCTGGCGCCACGGCATTTCATGGCAATCAGGCGGGCATAGACTTCCGATCCGCCGAACTCCCGGATCTGCTGAAGCTGCATCGGGTCATACGCACCGTTGAAGGTACGCAGCGCCGCAAGCAGACGTTCGCTCCAGCCGGCTGCCGCATCGTCACGGTGACGTTTGAATTTGTCGAACTCGGCGCGAATAAAAGACGCGAGGCTCGAAAGCTCGACGTTCTTGGACGCATCCGCTTCTGTAGCGCGCGCTTCGTCCTGTGCTTTCAGCGCGGCTTCGAGCTTCGCTGGAGGCACAACTCGAAGAACGCCGCGCGCACCAAATGTGTCGACCATTCCGTCGATATAGAGTATATCGCGCGATATAACAAACTATATAGAGTATTCGGAAAGTAACATGGGTGCTGTAACCACCACGTCACCAAGTCTAAGTGATGATCTTCTTTTGCGGCTGGCGCGCGAAATTGCGATGGATATTCATCCACTCCATACGATACTTGAAACGACCAAAACTACTTTCGAACAATGGGAAACCATTAAGGAAAATCCGCGCTTCCAGGCGCTGCTCGCCAGCGAAACGGAAGCTTGGAATACGGCGCTGAACACGCACGAGCGCGTGAAAATCAAAGCCGCGGCGATGATGGAAGAGTGGCTGCCTGAACTTTTTTCCCGGCTGCACGATAACGGAGAGGCGCTGCCGGCCAAGATCGAGGGCGGCAAATTACTGGCGAAGATCGCAGAGATCGGCAACGCGTCCGTGGCGAACCCCGGCGCGGCGGGCGAGCGGTTCTCTGTCACAATCCATCTGGGTGCCGACTCCCAGCTCAAATTCGAACACGAGTTACCGCCCAAGGTAATCGAACACGATTCGTCGGAATCCTCTTAGTCCATTGGGTATGAAGAAGACGCCGGCGAAAGCCGGAAAAGATCGAAAGGCGTATATGGCGGCATGGCGCCGCGCCAACAAAGATCACACCACCCACTACCGTCTCAACAAACGCTACGGCATCAGTAAAAAGAAGCGGGATGCTATGTTCGCCCGCCAGCGCAAGCGATGCGCCTGTTGTCGCTCCAACGACCCTGGCTCCGTCCGCGGATGGTATCTCGACCACGATCATAAGACCGGAAAAGTCCGCGGCGTTCTCTGCCATTGGTGCAACTCGGCGCTCGGCCATGCGAAGGACAGCGTTGTCCGATTGAGCCTGATGATCATCTATCTCGAAAAACACAAGCAATGAGACTCATGCGAAACCGGCCGCATGTCATCGCGCAGTATGGCCAATATCAATTACGCAGCGCCGCCAACCTGTGCGCGCTTCATGAAATCAGCGGCATTCGGTCGGTTGATCGCCGGCCCTGTTGGATCCGGTAAGACCACAGCCTGTCTGTTTGAGCTATTTCGGCGGGCGTGCGAGCAAGAAAAGGCACCAGACGGACTGCGCTACACGCGCTTCGCTATAGTCCGCCAGACGCTGAAACAGCTCAAAGACACCGTTCTCAAAGACATCACGTCCTGGCTCGAAGGCATCGCCCACTACAAGGTGACCGATAACACGGTCTACATCACGATCGGGGATGTCCGGTCAGAATGGATCCTGATCCCGCTCGACAGCCCGGAAGACCAGCGGCGGCTACTCTCGATGCAGCTCACCGGCGCCTGGATGTCCGAAGCGATAGAAATGGACGTCGGCCTGGTCGACGCTCTTGCTGGTCGTCTCGGCCGCTATCCTTCGGCACAACTCGGTGGCTGTTCGTGGTTCGGTATGATCGCCGACACCAATATGCCAACCGAAGGCAGCGACTGGCACAAGTTCATGGACCTGAACACTCCGCCCGACTGGCAGGTGTTCATTCAGCCGTCCGGCCTCGACGACGACGCCGAAAATCTCGACTGGCTGACGCAGACATCGGAGACGCTCAAGCTCCCGGTCGGCGACCCCCGCCGACGTGCACAGGGACGTACTTATTACGAACGACTAGCGCGCGGTCACGGTGAAGACTGGGTCAAGCGCTATGTCATGGCGCAATATGGCAATGACCCGTCCGGTACGGCCGTATTCCGTGAGAGCTTCCGACGGTCGTTCCACGTCGTCGACGAGCTCATGCCGGTTGTCGGTCATCCGTTGATCCTGGGCCAAGACTTCGGGCGCGACCCATGCACCGTCATCTGTCAGCTTGACCATAAGGGCAGGCTCCTCGTCCTCGAGGAAGTCATTGCCGACGATATTGGACTGGAACTCCACATCGAACGCTCGCTGCGCCCGTCGCTCGGCCAGGAGCGCTATCTCGGACGTCCGGTCGCCATGATCGGCGACCCAGCCGGCGCATCGAAGAGTTCGATTTACGAGGAAACCACGTTCGACGTGCTGAAGCGCATGGGCTTCACGGCGTTCCCCGCACCTACCAATGACGTCGATGCACGTCTTCGTGCGGTCGAGGCATTCCTGCTGGCGCAGCGCGACGGCGGTGCGGCGATGCTGTTTGACGCTCAGCGCTGTCCCAATCTCATCCGCGCAATGTCAGGCGGCTACCGCTACGCCAAGACAAGATCGGGCGCGCGTAAACTACTCCCCAACAAAAACGAATACTCGCATATCGCCGACGCGCTTCAGTACGCTTGCCTCGCGGCACACGGCGGAATGTCGAATCTGATCGCGACGCGGCTGCGCGGTCCCAAGATCGTCCCGCGCAAGCGGATCATGCCGGCGGCTTGGACATAACCGGCTGGGCGATACTCACGTTGAGATGGTACTGAAGCTGACTGACGGCGGCGCACGCCCCGTTCGTCGTTGCGGCGCTGTTCGTCGACGCCGGCCAGAACCCAAAACTGGCGCCGCCGCTACTTCGAACAAACGCTGTCGATAACCACACGATCTCACCGGACCTGGCGCGCTCAAGCAACGACTCCAACGCAGAGATGATCTCCCGATCCACTGCTGCCGCGCCGTCTTTTATCTCGGTCTTCGACCCAGGAAAACAGACCACGTTGTCATCCATCACAGCCTCGCCGACTTCACCCAGTCCAGTATCCACGGGTTGTCACGGTAGAGCGCCGCCATGCCCGTACCGAACACTGAGACGGTTTCTTCTTCCTTGTCGTCGTCACCCAGGCCGTACACCCAAAAGATCGCGTGCGACACTTCATGGAAGAATGTGTCGAGCGCCTTGTAACGCGTCGGCATGTCGAGCTGGATGCGGATTGTCTGCTCGATGGACGACATCTCGCCATACCGCTGGTTGTCCGAAGCAGTCGTCGCTGGCCACTTCTCGATCCAGAAGTCGTACGGTCCGACCCTGACCTTGTCAGGCAAGCGCTCGACCAGCGCCTTGGCAAATTTGTGCTCGGCAGCGATTTTTGAGCTATGCGACGACATCAGCAGGTGCCCTTGATCTCGCGATGGATGACGAGCCGCTTCTCGAGCTCCGGATCGAGGCTACGGAACTCGACTGGGCGCCCTTCCAGCATGGCACGCTTGATGCCGCGGTTCATGCCGTGCGACACGCCACGATCGATATACACAACGGTAGCGTCGGCAACCGCGCCCCAGATCAGGCCGGCATGGATCCCGACTTTCCGCTCCTCGATAACGCTGTCGTCGAGCACGCCGCGCTGCGTATAGAGCAGGTGCGAAGCGATCGGGGCATCGTTGCGGGCGAGCGCGTCACGCAGGCATTTCCTGGCGTAGCGGCGGTTGAGGAAGCGCGTAATGAAGTTGCCGGCGTACGGCGACTCCAGGATGACGCGGCGCATTATGCCGCCTTCGCGTTGGCGCTACGCACGATCCACTCGTCGACGTCGTTCTGAATGTAAAACACGCTCTTGCCGAGCTTGACGAACGGCGGCCCCTTGCCCTCCGAGCGCCAGGTCGCGAGCGTCGAAGTGGATCGCAGGCCGAACGCGTCGGCAAGATCTTGCTCAGTGAGAAGCCCAAGTCGATACCGCAACGCGCAGGCGCGCGCTTCGCGAAGATGAGGAGTGTTGTTGTCGCTCGTGTCGCTCATGTCGCTCATGTCGCTCATCGCGCCCTCAAGAAAGATGATACGAGCTAAATGAGTCCAAACGGATTCGCCGTCAAGCAAAAACCATAACAAAATCAATCTTTTACTTATGGGATACTTGAAGAATATCGCAGTGTTATTTTCGGTGGTTCTTTGGTGTTACCCAGGCGCCGGCGCAGCGCCATTCAGTCGTGGATCCGCATTCCACGCAGAACAGTTGCTCTTCTAGTCGTACAATCTCAGCTCTGATGGAACCGTCGCCAGGCATGTGTGACGCGACCCAGATTGTACTCGTACGGGTGAGCTGGCGAGCCCGAGGATGCATCTCGCCGAAACACCGGCTGCACCTCGGAAGTGGCGTCCAGTTCGGCTGGAGCTTCTCGTGTCTCATGCGCCCTAGTTAGCGCGGCGCGCGAAGATTTCAATCCAATCCTCAGGAAACTGAAACGACTCGGCAAGGTGCTTCGCGGAGACGCCGCGACGATACGCGTGCGCGATCGTGTCGCGTAATGGTTTTGGGACGTCCAACAGCGAACTGTAAGTGATGTCGATCGGGGCGTGGTGTTGTGGTGCGATGGTTTGATCGGCGGGCGGTTTGTCTTCCGGTGCGTCGCTGATCCAAGTGTTGAATGGTTTTATGGTCATGGGCGCAAGCATACGCCAATCAATAGTTTCCTGAAAATTACATTTGCTTTTTCTCGGCTCGGTATGCGTGGGGGCCCCAAATAAAGGTCGCCCCCCGCCCCGCCCCCGCCTGTCCAGATACCCGGGCGGGTATCCCTCCCCACACCTAGGATGTGGAGAGCTAAGTAGCTGAAAAGCCTACCGAAATTCCCCACACCTTGAATGTCACCACGTCATCGCGAGACGCTAACAACGCGCAAGCACCGTAATGAGACGGTGCGTCTCTACCGCGCAGACTGTATGGGCCGGCGGTAGGACCGGCGGCCGCCCTGCCCTGCAACA